TTCAGGATTGACCTGGAGTTTGTTGCTGGTCAGGTCATCAATGAACTTAGGGCCAAGACCAGCGTTTTCAGCAGCAGCACGAACATCGTCGAACGTGATCGTCTTGGTTTCAACGCCGCCCATCCGAGCCATCGTTTCCACGGTGGTCTTGATGGATTCAGTGGTATCCATTACTGGCAGATTGAACGCAGTAACTGGAGGCTTCTCCAAAGCAGGGTCAGTCGTCGCTCTCAGATCGGCAACGTCCTTGCGCTCAGACGAGAATGCTTCCGGAGTGATCTCAGGCTTTTTACCAGCTTCAATCCTAGCGGCAGTTTTTGCCGTCATGGGACTGTTGGTCACTCCAGATGCTACGGCTGATTTAGCGGTATCATTGACGATAACTGACGTCGCAGCTTCAGGAGTAACTGATGGAGTCTTAGGAGCGCGAATATCGACCTTGGTGAGCCTTTTGAGAATTTCACTAGGCAGGCCACCAGCAACCTGGAAGTCAGGCTCCAGCGCCATTTCCCCGGTGGTCTGACCTACTTGCTGGACATCCTGATCAGAAGACGGCAAAACCGTTCCCTCGGAACCCTGCTCAAAGTCAGCGGCAGATTGAGCGATCTTGTCTAGCTTCTGATCAAGTGGTTGGATAGCCATTACTCGACTCCCTTAGCCGAAGATTTTACAGCCTTGGCAATTGACTTACTAGCCTTTATTGTGCCAGGCGCTCCAGCCAATGTGCTGATTGCTGCAATGCCAGATTTCAATGCGGCATCTCCATATCTGCCAGCATTTAAATCTTGAGCAGCTTCTTTTGCCATTACTGCCGCTTCCTCGGTTTGCATGGTTGTACCCAAGAACGGAAGGAAATCAGCAATCCCAATGTTTAACGGAAGATTGCTAGACTCGCCACCCATAATGGTCTGAGCGTTTTTCCTAGCCTCATATCGAGGAACACCCATTGACTCAAAACCAGATTGCAACAGGTCAGCAATCTTCTGGCGAACTGTTGGATCGTAAGACTCCATCTTGGCTTGTGGCTCAAGATTCAACTGTGCTGCTCTAGGGTTGTATCCAGCATACGAACCACGACCAGCGCCAGCATCGCTAACCACCGCCTGATCAGCAGGACCAGCCGCAAGCAACATAGGCGGCTCGGGAACATCTGGCTCGGGATAGACAACGCTATCCCAATTCTGTCTCAGTTCTTTTTCGATGCTCATGGTTAGTCAATGTTCTGAATATAGATTTCTCTTTGCTTCTTCAGCTTATCAAGAGTACCAGAATCAAACCCTTTGATTTTGTTAAAGTCCCACTGCTCTAATGGCAAGTTTGGCTGAACAAGATTAGGGAATTTTGCATATGTGTCGTTGATTAGTTTGACAGCTTTATCGCGCTTGTCTTTCTTATCGTTGATTAACTTGTCGCCGCTGTAACGAGTGATTGCATTTCTTACGGCTTGATCAGGAGTTTGAAATGTCAAAACACCTCGGTCATTAGGAGCCTTCTTACTAAGTTCCTCGGTAAACAAGTCAATCAGCTTTTGCTTTTTCTTGAGTTTCTCAAGACCAGGATCAATGAAAGCACTGGTAATTCCAGCCTCAATCGTCAGATCGCTGATAGCCTTTTGATGACCCTTATCCACCAGTGAGCGAGTCAATGTATGGAACTCACCCTCAGACAGACTTCTGGAAAACTGAGTCAGTTCTCCAACATTCTTATACTGACCACGCACAACACCGTCATAAATTTGTGCAAACAGAACAGGATTGGCTTCTGGCTTTGGAGGTTTGGTATACGCAATGGCTTGATCGGCAGTCATCTGCTCAAGATCAATCATGCTTGCGGCAATCTCAATCTTGCGCTTTTGTGACGTACCGGGATTGAGCATCTCCAGAATCAGTGGCTTTGCTTTGTCCTTGTTTGCTGCCTTTGCTTCTGCCTCGGTAATCTTACGCAGAGACTCAATGTCTGAGTAAGACTTGATCACAGTTTCACGCAGTTTGTCTTTTGCCTCTTGCGTGAGGTTACCAAGCAAAGGAGTCAAGTTACCTGCATCCCCGGCAAGCAACTTCTGAGCAGCGACACCAGCATTAGGCGCAAAGGTGCGGTCAGTCATCTGACCAACCAGCGCACCAATCTTTGCATTCTCAACAATCTTGTAGGCTTCCAGCGCGTACTTGTTGCCACCAGCCATGCGGATACTGGTTGCACTGGTGTACGGAGAGATCATGTTTTGCAGGACCTGCTCCAGCTTATCAACCGGCATACCTGGTCGCATCTGACCAGTATCAGGGTCAACACCAGGCTGGAGATATTGCTTGATCACGTTCTCAATCGGAGCGCGAATCTTCTGCAAAGATTGCTCAATGTCAGCAATGTATGTGGCCTGACGAGCCTTCTCGTCAAACACCAGTGCTTGCTTGTATGCGGCATGACCAACGGTGGACATCTGTGCCCGAAAGCGAATAGATGTCTCAGGATCAAGCGACTTGAGTACCGCAGTCGTTCCATCAATGTCGTCACGCAAGTCCTTCTGGAACTGCACCGGATCAATGACCTCACCACGCTCCATACGCATCAGACGGTCAGACTGACGGTTCTGGAACTGAGTCAGCAACTCGCTACCAAGGATGTGGGCAGAAGCCTTGTTGTAAGTTTCTTGGAAGATTCGACCAGCACCCTCGATCTTTGGCATCTCGCCAGTTTGCTTGGCAAGTTCCAGTTGTTCTTGGGTAGGCGGAAATTCAACAGCGTACTTGAGCGCAGCTTTCTCAGCATCTTTGGCGGCTTGATTCTGGAAGAACGATGTCATCCGATCAATCTGTGCGCCAATGTCAGCGTATCCCTGCGCCCGGACTTGTTGCGGGGCGGTGGAGATTCTGGGCAAATCAGCGTACTGAACGCCTATATTTTCATAGCGGGGCAATTCAGGCATTGTTAACCCCTCATAATAGTTGGATCAGGACGGCTCATGTCCACCACCGGAGCGCCACCCGGAATGCCAGGAATCTTGGTTTGGCCCATCATGGCATAACTCATTCCAGCACTTCCAATAGCCTTCATCACACCAAATTCCTCGGCAGCACTTGCGGCGGCGTACAAAGACTGAGACTGTGCAAGTCCACCAGACCTTGCCATCTCTGCATTTTCAATGCTGATCTGGAATTCACGACCAGCCTTCTGAGCATTCATCTGATCAACCGTCAGTGGGCTACCAGTAAATGGGTCAACGCCGCCAGCAGATGCACGAGCGCGAACAGTTGCCCCAAGACGTTGCTGTCTGTTAAAAATATCGTTAGCTTGGCGGTTGTAGTTCAAGGCATTCTGGCGACCTTGCAATTCAGCCTGTTGCGCTTGAAGACGCATCTGGTTAGCCTGCGCTTCAGCCTGCTGCATCTGTGCAGAAGCTGATGCAACAGCACCAACTATCTTAATTATCTCCATTACTCCAACTGCTTCCATTATGTGCCTCCGTACACAGACAGTTTGTACTCAAGACCAAGCAGGTTCAACTTGAGAGGCAAATTCTGTGAGATGGTGATCTGTCCATCCTGGTCGTATCCAGAGATACCAGACACAGTTTTCGTGCCAGTAAACTCAGGCATATCGTTGTCCAGAATGTTCTGTGTATCAAACGTCCGGATTGGAACCAGGTTGCCGTTGACCAGCAAGTGCTGAGTCTTGTACAGAATTGCGTTGACTTCCACCACACGCTTCACGAATCCAGTACGCACACCAGCAGACAGGCGAGGCTCAATCGGCAAGGTCACCAAAGAGATGTCAAACGGCAGGCCAACCTCGTAACTGGTCGTGCTGGCTCGATCCATTGTGATTGATCCACCACCACTCACAGTTTCGTTTGACAGCACAGAACCGTCAGCAATGACGTTCAGAGATTTAGCAATGTGCGGTAGTCCAGTAATGGTCGTCGCAACGCCACCAGTAAACGCACAGTCTGTGAACAATGCGCTTTCAAAGACCTCAACGAAATACTTGGTCGTTCCGTTAAACGTCCGAGAAACCACGACATAGGTATCTTCAATGTCTACACCAATGTCTTTGAACAGCCCATCCGTTGTCAATTTACTGGGTGCAACCACGTTTTGCTGACGCAGAACCGAGTAGTTGGCAATCGTTCCGTCGCCGTTCAGGATATACAGTGTGTCTGCCTCGTCGGTACTGATTGACTTTCTCAGTGCTAATTCGACAGGAGACACGATCAGATGACCAGACAACAGACTGATTGACTGGCTGACATAGGACAGGGTTGTGTCGCTGTATAAGAACTCGTTGAGGGTCTTGCCCTGGCGCTGGATATACAGTGTCCCAGACTGCAATGTGTTGCAACGAATACCCTCACGAGAACCGTTACGACTGATTGCCTTCACAAAGAAGTTGGTCGGGGTGATTGGTTCCAGACCCTGCTGCGGAACGTAGAACTCACCTCCGCTGGTAAACACCTGCAAGTCACGACCACTGATAATGTCAATGATCACGTTCAGGCTGTTGGTGTCTAGCGTTGCCTCGACAGCATCGTCGTCATAGGCTTGATCAGGCAGGAAGTCAAAGAACTGTCCGACCTTGCTACCCCAGACGGTAGAGGGACGGTTCTTACTGCCGCCAAAGTACAGCCGCCCCTCATGGAACGTAGCAGTCCGAGGCCAGCCCTTGGTTGACGACCAAACGTCCTCATAGCCAGCCTCAAGTTCCCAAGAGCCACTGGCAATGGCACTGGTATCAAAGAATGGAATTTCAGTTACAGCACGAACAACAGTGCCGCTGGTATAAGAAACAATTTTTGCTCTGCCCTGCGGGTCTGCATTGATGTATTGACCAACACTTCCAGCCGTAAAAACAGAAGCACTTGCAGTCAATGTGACACTGCCAGAAACAGCAGAAGGAGTCAGGGTTGCGGCAGGATTTGATAACGATGCCGTGAATTGATATTTTGGAATACCAACAAACGAGATATTGCTGACAGTCCAGCTTGCATCCGTTGCCCCACGAACGATCTTGATCGGGTTGATGTCCTTGTGCGTGATGATCAAAGTATCAGCACTCTGAGTCCAGCACATGGTGGACAAGATCGAACTGGTGATGTTCGTCGTCGTTGCGTAATCGTTCCCGCTACCGTTGATGTTCGTGATCAAGGCTTTATTCTTGAACACATACATCCGCTGGTTAGCGAACACTAACATATAGTGATCGTCAACGGAGAACTCAAACGGAACAGATCGGGTTCCATTGGCGGGAGATGCCGCACTAGGAATCTCAAAAATGTGCCGTAGACCGCCTCTGCGCTTTACCCCACCCTGGGGTTGCACCACCACGTTTGTAAGCGATTCTGCGCCGTTCTGGTACTGTTGCAGGTCAACCCTGGCACGAAGCAAAGGGTCGATCTCCCCGCTGGAGAAGTTCGTTTGAATCGAAACAATCCGAGTCATCAGAACCTCACAGCAACCAGGCTGAAGTCTTCAAACGCTTGGGTCGTTGTTCCTTGACCATCGATAACCATTGCAGTGCGGAAGTAGCCGCCACGGTTGTTCTCACCGGGAGAACCCACAGCAATGGACTGCCAATACTGAGCCTTGGCATCTTGGTCGGTCATGGGGGTTGCCAGATGCCAGCACATCATGTACTTCAGCAACTGGATGAAATAAGAAGGCATCTCCGATTCTGTCGGGAGATACTGGTAGTCAATGACCACCGTTTCCTCGTTGGTCAGTAGCTTGTCGCCCTGGATCGTCCACTGGCTGAACGTCCTTGCACCAACGGCAGAACTGTTGAATGCTCTCCTGATCGTGCCAAGACGGTCAGAAGGTAGCTGATATTCGTACTTGTATTCGTTGACAGGCGTGTTGGTCGTCTGAGCCAACTGCACCTTTTTGAAAGTAAAACTCCAGGGGAAAGACTGGAGAGTTGACTTCTTAACACCAGGGTAGATGCGGTCACAGATGTTGGATGCGTCAGTGCCTTCATTGAATGAAGAAATAGCCTTCTGACCAATCATCAGCAAGGCATCAGAGCAAACTCTAATATCTGTATCGCCAGCAGCCATGTGTCACCTCAGATGTAAGAATGGCCTGCCACCAGAATTCCAGTAGCAGGCCGATTCACTTAGTTACCGATTAGTCAGTATCGGTAGCGGTAACAGTCACACCGTCAGTGATGTCAACCACGCCAGAAGCGTTGCTGACCACATAAGCGGTAGACATGACGGGCGTGCCGCCAGTTGCGCTGTAACAGAAAATGATGTCGCCAACTTTCAACACCGAAGACACGCTGTTGAAGTAGCCAGAGACACGAATCACTGATTGAGCGTCAGTGCTGGAGTAAGTCCAGATAGACGGAGCATTGCCCGACTTGGACTGACCACCAATAGCATTAAAGCCAGTTGCGGAAAAAGCCATGATTTACTCCTTATTCGCGGCAGGTAATGGCAACAATACCACCAGCGTCGATAGCGATAGCGCCAGCGGAGAACATCGAGGCAACCAACCACGAGGTCTTCTCGGGGATGTAGTTGATCTCGCTGCGAACAGCCATTGCTTCAGCCATACCGACAGCCATTTTGTGATAGGCGTAGACAACACGGTCAACACCAGAGCCGCCGCCAGTCAAACCACCTTCAGTGCGGTCACCAATCACGTTGAACGTAAAGCCCATGAACGTGTTGATCTCGCCCTGCACCAGAGCCTTCACGCTGTTGAAGTCGCTGGAGGTCACTTGCGTTTCCGACAGCAGGTTCGACAGTTGCGAAGCGTGCATGACAATGTAGCGTTCTTCCATCGGCACGTTGTTGGCGTTCATCAAACGCTGTGCTTCACGGAGTTTAGCCATGTTCATGTTGGTCGTAGCACCACCAATGCTGTTAGCCACGGTCAGGGTCGTGCCCGAACCAGACAGAGCATCAATGATCATCTGATCGCTACGACGACCAATAGCCTTGGCAACCACTTGCACCAGTTCTTGGCGCTCGTCGAAGTTGACTTTGGCTTGGTTAAAGATGTCGCTGTATTCAGCAGCAATGTAGTCCGTGAGAGTCACGGTTGCTTGCGAATAGGTGACGTTCAGCGGGGTCACATCGGTTTGCGGAACGCGAACCTGGGCAACGCCAGCGCCGATCTTGGGGAACTTGTGGGTTGACGCAGTAACGCCAGTGCGAAGACGGACAGTGTTACGCAGCACAGCATCAGCTTGATATGCCTGCTTAACTTCCGTATCGAACAGGGTTACAAATGCGTTAGAAATGCTAATCGCCATTTGTTTTCTCCTGAAAACGGTTGATAAAGAGTTTTATCGCCGCTGGTTGTCCAGATCGCTCCGGGCCGTGACTTGTGCCTTACAGCGCACCCCTGGGCTGATCACAGCCATCATGGGCCTTTCGGTTGTCCATGGCCCGATTATAAGCATTTTGTGTACTTGTCAAGTCTTTTTTTGCAAATATTTCATACCTGCCACAATCCAGGCAAACCCACCGTTCCCTGCCAGTGGTTAACTCCGATTGGCTTAATCTACCTCCACACTTACAGATTCTCATAATTGCCCTATGGTGAATGTTGGAGCAAAGCACAGCCTAACCGTAAGTGAATACAGCTCGCTCTGTGCCTCGATGCTTGCCCTACGGAGCCATGCCATCGCTTCACACTGAACAGACTTAAACGGCTAGAGGCGCATAAGCGAGGCTCCTACCGCAACCACCAGGCTCTATTCTTAGCCCACCTTCCCTGCTTTGGCTGGCTCGTGTAACAGGGTTATTTAAGACTCCACCACCGACGTACCGCATGGATTCCGAGTCATCGTAGAAAACAAAAAAGCCACTTACTGCTGCATCCGGGTTGCACCCCCGGTAGCCCCGGGGCCAGACGCATGAGTAAGCGGCTTCATTTGTTGTGTGCAACGACAACGGTTTGGATTATGCCAAAAAAAAGACCCCTGTCAAGCAGGGGTCAAACCCTCATGGCAGTGCGGGTTAACCGTACATCTTCTCAAAGAGTTTTTCAACCTTGGCTCGGTAAGCAGGGTTATTCTTGTACTCAGGACTCCCCACCATAGCATCCAGTTCTTCCTTGGATACGCTGCCCTCAGTGTTGGATTTGAGCGTTTCCACAGGAACCCTACCCTCATAGGTCTGGCGTAGCTTAGAAAGGGCTTTAATGCCTTTGGCGGTGTCACCCCACTTGGTGAACTCCTGGAACTCCTCCTGGCTCCAGATGCCCTTCTGGACCATGCCACGACCCCAGGTAGCCATGTCAGCAATCACAGCCTTGGCGTTTGGCCCCAAAGCCTCCAGTTCTGCCTGCATATTGACCTGGGCAGACTCCATGTTGCGCCCACCGATCTCGTTGACACTACGAGCCAGTTCCTCGAAAGCAGACTGGGAGATACCGTACTTCTGTGCCCAACCCACATAAGCACTGACCACCGGGTCATCTGCTTTGAGATTAAGACTTTCTAACTCATATTTGCCGTCTTCAGGGGCTTTGTGGCCTCCTGCTCGGAACTTCTTTTCCAATTCCACATAAGACTTGCTGATCCCCTCCAGATCAGGTTCTGCCTTGTCCTTATTCCAGAACTTCTCAGGCCAGAAATCAGGGCGCTCTAGGGGGCCATCATCAGCATTAGGATCAGGATTGGTATGACTGATGCTTTGCTCATGGCCCTCGGTTGTCTGCCCTTCTGCATCGCCTTCAGCGGCGGCTGCTTCCAGCAGGCCAGGGTTGTCATTTGCTTCGCTCATTTAAGTTTTGCCTTTCGCATTCGTGTTTCAATATCGCGGATCACACTGTTTTGTCCCTCTCGGAACACACCCAGTGACGTATCCGCACCAGGCTCCCAACATGGCTGCTCCAAATAGAAGTCTCGCATCCATGCTAGAACTTTTTTACCCTCATCTGTGCTGAAAGTTCTTGCGAACATCAGATTCAGGTCAACACCCTTTTGATCAGGCTCAAACTCCTGTGAGCCTTCCAAATCATCCCATCCTGCCATTTACATGGCCCCTTCTAATGCTGGTGCTCCTGCGGCTGGAGCCTGCGCCTGTTGTGCTTGCATTGCCAGTTGTTGCATCTGTTGCATCATCTGGGCACGCTCCTCCGGGCTAGTCCTGATCATTGCAGGAACACCCAACTTGTCAGCGATATAGTCAGCAACGCTACCCATCTTCACAGCCATCTGACCCTCCGGGCCAAGGCTTTGGGCAATCTGCATGAACTGGATAATGTTCTGCACCTCATCCATGTTCTGCGCCATTGCCAAGGGGCTGACAGGGCTAACCTTAACGTCCAGTCCGTTGATCCGCAAAGGCAGGTCAATCAGGCCACGCTCGTCCATGATCTCCAGAATCTTGGTGACCATCGGAATCATGGTTTCGTTGATCAGACGACCAAAGGCTGAACCCAGGTTCTGAGACAGTTCCTTCATGCGCTCGACCACCTCGGTAGCTGATCTGGCGCTCATGTTGTCAGGAGGCAGGCTCTCGTCCAGCAAGGTGCGCTTGATAGACTGAACCAGGTCATTGATCACAATCTGGGTGACGTTGAAGTCTCCAGCACGAGGCAGAGGCTTGATGGCATCTCCCTGGGGACCACCATTACGAGCCACCGGAATGATCGCACCAGGCACAATCTTCACGTTTGCAGGATTCAGAACACCGTCATCTGCCGCTGTGTACACGCCAGTGATAGCCAGTGAAGCATTCTTCAGCAGCAGTTCCTTGGTCTTGTTCAGCGTCTTGATGTCAGGCAGTGCGGTCAGGACTGGCCCACGACCATAGATTTCACCTGCCACCTTCATGTACCGGGAAACCACCCAAGGAGAAGTCTTCATCTTCTTCTTGACCAGCATCGTCTTGGTCTTCTCGTGAACAACGTAGTAGGTGTAATCACCCCTGTCGATGTTCATCACCGTGGCTTCGAGGAGGTCAACTTCCTCAGTCGGCTTGTCAGCAATCTGCTTTTGAACCTCCGGGGGAATCTTGGCATCAGGCCATTACAACTGGATGGCCTCGCCTTTCAGACGCATCTTGCGGTAGACGTTATCCACCTGACCGTTTGCACCTTCCTCGAAACTTACAAGGTATTGCGGGACAGGGATAAAGTTGATCGGGCTGACAGCATCGCCAGACTGAACCAGCATCACGGCAGTACCAACAGACAAGTCCAGCAAGAACTCGCCCATCGCAATGTCAAAGTTGGACTGCTTCAGTACAGCGAACATCTTGTCGTTGTACAAGTCCAAGGCTCGTTGCAGTTCAGACTTGCGGTTGGGCGGGATGTCAGTGCCTGACTCCAGACGACACCATTTGCGTTGGGGCGGGAAGATGCCTGATTGCAGACGGTTGGCAAAGCGTTGGGTAGAGTTGATGGCAGTCGAATCAAAGACTCGGCTCATCTTCTTCTTGCCACCGACACGACCTTCGTACTCGCCACCATAGAGGTTGCGTTGCGGGAGGGCAAACTCCATCGCATCCTCGTACAGAGAACGGAAGTCTTCCTTCTTGTTCTGAGCGATTTTCTGTCGCTTGAGCAACTGGTCAACAGTTAAATCAGCCATCAATCTTCTCCCTCATCGTCTTCATCTTCGAGCGTGTTTTTGCCTTTGGCATCCGTGATCGGGCCACCAGGTTCCCATGTGTTGCAGGTGCGGGAGTGCGTACAAGGGATGTCCCACTCGTCGCAGTACCCACCAGACTCACCTGTGTCCACCCATTCCGGGTCGACTTCAGGCGGGGTAACCTGCTCGTACTGTTTCATGCAGTCGTCAATGAACTTGGTCTTCCAGTAATGACCGCAGTTCCCGCAGACCATCTCACGAGCCGCATACTCGCTGACGTTCCACTTGGCAGACTTCATCAACCAGAAGATAACCTCTGGCATCTTGGGGTTTGGCGGTCCAAGGTCTGCTTTGACAATGCAAATTTGATGGTTCTCAATGCTGAGTCGCTTGTTCTTGAGAACTTCTGGGCATTCGCCCTTGGTAAAGTCTCGTTGGGGTTCGGCGGTGAGGTTTTTGGTAGCCATTATTCGTACCACTCTATGGTTAGTGATGCGGCATGGGCTGTGCCGTTCACGTTGGTCAGGCGAAACAGGTAGTTGGTCAAAGGCTTCAGGACGTATTCCAGCATTGAAGAATCACCACCCCCAGCTTTCTTACCAACACCACCAGGAACAATCTGCCCATCTAGTTCAGTTCCAAGCGAGGTGACGGTTGGATTGATCACCATTGCGCTTTGGCTCGGATTGCTTACCGCATAGTTTCGATTGCGGTTAAGAGGAGTAAACAAAGTTCCACCGCTGGTGGCTGTACCTTCGTACATATAGAACTCAGCATCACCTTGGCAAAATGCTTCCACCGTCAGATGAGGGAACACACCAGCAGGCGAGGCAATCACGATGTCGATGCTGGCTCCTGCCGCCAACTTGTTTGAAGTTGGATAAATTTTGTAGGCAAAGAATGCCCGACCATCATGGTTGCGCTGATGGTTTACATCAACCATAATGACAGGCGCATCAGCACCTGAAACCACGTTTGTTCCAGCGTTGTTCTTGTGAGTCAGCGCAACAAACTGCGCTGATGTATCTTCTGACTCACGATCAATCAGGATGACTGCCATGATTGGCCTCCATCCTTATTTCTTGGCGGCAGCTTTGCGGCCTTCGCTCATTGCAATCGCGGTGGCTTGCGCCTGGCTCTTGACGACAGGACCGCCTTTACCAGAATGCAGGGTTCCTGCTTTCCACTCGCGCATGACCTTGCCGACTTTCGCCTGCATCTTTTCTTTTTTCTTGTCTTCCATTTCAGCCTCCGGTCATCGGACCAGCGCCTAGCTTGTTGGTCGTCTGGATACCAGTAGCGGCATCTTCACGCTCGGTAGACAACAACTGAGCCAAACCACCACGGCGACGAGCCATCATGCCGGCTTGTGCCTTCTGTGCGGCTTCCGTCTTCTGAGCATTCAGTTCAGCTTCTTGCTTTGCCAGTTGCTCACGCTGTTGCTCGATCTGACGAGCCGCTGCGCCACCGTCACCACCACCACCACCAAAAAGTCCACTCATGTTCAACTCCTAGCCATAATGAAGAAATCTGCCTTGTCAGGACCGTACTTTTCCATGCGACCCTCGATGTGGAACCCTATGGCTTTGCCCCACTTGACAGCACGTTCGTCATCGCATCTTACGACTATTTGCAATCTATGCAAGTTTCCTGCTTTCACTCTGAAATCACGATAAACCAGCGCCGCTTTGGTCATGGTTAAGGCGAATTTTCGCCCTCTCTCCTCTGTAATCATCCAGAGTTCCTCCACCCCAGGCCACAGAGTCACTGCCCCACAGCACCCCACTGGACGACCATGTAATATCGCAGTGATAGCATGACCCTTTGCCGCCTGGAACGCCAGCATATCCATGATTGGCACAGCCCGGGACAGGTGTTGGAAGTTCTGTGCCTGGATATTCATCACGGCGGCGTGTCCCAACTGGAACGGAACCCAGATCAGACCCTCAAAGGTCGGCAGTTCCTTGTAAATATCAGGAGAAGACATCGAAATCGGTGTTTGTCGTGGTCTGTGCGACGAATGTGCTGGTCTTTTGGGCCTGCGAACCCCTGGTTAGCTGGCGATATTCGCCGCCCCCGGTCATCAGGTAGCCAAAAGCGTCACCAACGTGGGAGTGTTCGTTCTTGTTCGGGGTATCCCGGAAGCGTTCTTGGCCTGCACCGACCGCAATTCGCTTGAAGTGGTAGCCACCAGACAGGGATTTGCGCAATAACTTGCAGGATTTGTTGACCAGCAACCCCGGTTTGCCCTGAACCATGCGGTTCATCGGGCTGGCAGCCGCCTCCCGACGAGCCTTGAAGTCGTTGGTTGCCGTGGGTTCTGCTCTCAGACCCAGAGAACGCAGGTATTCAAAGGCAGTTGTCTCGTAAATGGCATCTCTTTGCATACCAGCGGGGTCACCCCAGATGCGAACCTCATACTTGGGGAACCTGGTTTGCAGTTCAGCGGTCAGTGTTTGTCCGAATCGCTCCAAACCCATGTCAAAGGTTACAATTTCATGCAGGACACGCCACTGTCCAGAGGGCATTCTTTGTCCAAAAACAGCGGCAGGTGTCAAACCAAAGTCCAATCCGACCTGAATCGGGAAGTTCGGATCAGGCTCGATGTCGGTAGACATGATGTTGTCGTCGTACTCAGGCCAGACTGGTTTGCCATCTTGCACAAAGGTGTACTTTCCCTCGGCGTAGCACCGAATCCAGTCCAGAGTCTTGCCAGCCAACTGCTGGAGATAGTAGCCAGGCGGGAGGTTCTTGATGTTCTCAGCCTTTGGATTGATCTTCCACCATTTGCCAGACGCAAAGATGTGGTCATTGGCTTCAGGATTCTCTGGTAGTTGGTCAGATGGAACCTCGATCACACCACCTGGTTGCTTAAAGAACTTCCAGGCGTACTTTCCGGTGATGGGTTCTTTCTCTGCCAGACGATGCCACCAGTGGTCGTCATCCATTGGGTTGGTATCCATCCAGATGCCATGCCATGTAGCACCGCCATCTCGCTTGGTTGGGTAGCGTCCCACTCGGTGGGTGAGTCCATCAATGACTGCTTTGGGTAGTTCTTTGGCCTCGTTGACCCAGGCTCCGGTAAGTTCCAGGGAGAGCAACTTTCGGACATCTTTGGGTTGGTCAAGAGCCAGAAAGATAACTTCACAGTCAATGCCAGCAGCGTCCCCACGAGGAGGTAGCTTTATATGATGAGTTATTGGGGGGGTATGCAGAATCGGGCCATAGATGTTCTCAGGGAACAGGTCTGCCCAAGTCTTCAGTGTTGTGGTTTTCAGTTCGGGGTAGCTGTTACGCACAATGACAAACCTGCTGTACCGGATGCCATCGACTGGAGATGGTTTTTGTTGGACAGCGCGGATCATTATCTTGGCGGCACAGACGTATGACTTACCGCTACCGACTGGCCCCATCAGACCAGTAACGAATGCTTTGTCTTGCAGGAATTTGAAAGCAGTCGGGCTAGCCCTTAGATCAATGTTAATACCTGCGACCTGATCGCTCATTTCGTTTGTCTCTTTCTTCTAGTCGATAGGCTTCTTGCATATGCTCTGCCATGCTTTTGAGTAGCAGAAAGAAGATCACCACCACAATGCACAGAGGCAACATGATCCAGAACGTCATTCTCTGGCTTCTACATCTTGGACATCAGGACCATGAATGTTCACGCCAATGACGCTAGGCTTCTGACCATCATCCGGTGTATCTAGCAAACCAGATGCCTTAGCCAGAATCCTCAAGACTTGTACCTTGTCGAACAATTCGATGTCAATGACAGCGTTGCCCTCTTTGTCCACACGCTGGCTGATCTTTTTGATGGATTGCAGTGCGTGTTCAGGAATCTTGGAACTGGCCTTTACCCTGACATTGCCAGAGTCATCCCACTCCATGATGTCAGTGATCTTGGTGTTTGCCATTGTCAGCAGGCTATAAGCAACAGCCTCCCGGTTGGCAACAATGGTCTGGCTACGCTCGATGCGCTGAACGACATTACGAACCCCACCCCATCCTTTTACGGAGGGGTAGGAACCGTTGCTTTTCTTTTCGACTTTCTCAGTCATTCAGTCACCACAAAAGCAGGCAATTGCTTCTTCTTTGGGGAACATATCAATCTGTTCTTTGCTGTATTTCAGCATTTCCAAGTAACTTGGTCGATCAGATCGGAATGTGCTTTTGATCTTTTCTTCCTGTTTTGCCCACCAGACAGCCCGATCAGGATTGTCCCTGATCAATGACATGATCTGATTAGCACCTTTCAGATAGCAAAGATCGCAGTTCCCCATTGCTGTAACTCCATCTCTGAAGTTCAGCATAAGGTCAAATGAGTTGTTCTTCCAAAACGACTGAACATCATCCTGGTTTACATCAGCATCAACAAGAGGCGTGATCTTTGAATCTCGCATCTTTGCTGCCCTGCGTTTCTCGTCAGCACGAATGCCAACCATTGTCTCGTATTCAGGTTTGTCAATAGACTTCATGTATCTGTCAATTGTCAAAACCTTCAACTCTGACGTACAGAACCGAGCCACCGGATTAGGCAGGTAGTTTCTTTTTGTTGTCAGGAGATCAAACGGCTCACCATTTCGGCTTGCAGTCTCAAAGCTAACAACATTGAACTTCTTTTCGTTTCCTGCGTATTCCAACCAGACAATCGGCACATTCCAGTTGGTTTGGCAGTCATGGACGAACTTCAGGGTCGCCTCATCTTCTTTGCCTGTATTTGCAAAGCAGACCACAGCATCTGAAGGCAGGCTCATATCGTGAGCCTGTAACACGCGCCAGAGCATATACGCACTGGTACGCCCACCGCTGAAACTGATGCAGGTGGGTTCAGTAATCCTGAAGGGGTTGGTCATCAGAAGGGCACATCGTCGTAGTCTTGTTTGGGTTTGGCAGGACGAGCCTGTTGACCCTGTTCTTTGACCCGATCACCCAGTTTCAGACCCCACCAGACATCTCCAGACTTCTGATCGACATTGCGCCAGGCAGACAACCAATACTTGTTTCCGTCAGTGTCGGTCCAAGTACCAGTCAGGTCAGGATGTGAATCTTTCTCTTTGCGGGGATTCTTACGCAAACTACCACCTGCTTTTGCTTCCATCATTTATCTCCTGTTGAAGCATTGAACACGAAATAATGCTATCACAATGCAAGTATTGCAGGCAACATTTATTTGTGGCATAGTGCAGTACATGGGGCCATCACTCAGCCCTCTGGACGGTAGTGCAGCTAACCAACCAGGATAAACGTACCGAGTCTATCAGGCACTCCAGTAGCATCCAGCGAACAGGTCCAACAGGTAGAGCTAGTTCTTAACCGATCTAGTTAGGTTAGATAAACAAGGTGCTGCATCCATTCGTGGATATTCTCACTTTTTTTAGTGAGTGCCATAGTTCGCCTGAAAGCCTCGTGTGCCAGCAAGTTGTAACAGCAACCGCTAGGCACGATTTTGAGAAAAAAATTGCGAGGTGTCCCCCCAACGCTAGGTGTGGGGTAGGGGGGGCAAGGTGTCTCGTTTGTAGCACGATGGTTCACACATCTGCCAGCACACCACCTGCTACCAAAACGCAAACCTAGCACCCTACCGCATCGGATACGATGTCCATTATGTTAAGTTACGCCAGATGGTAGCCTGAAAGTACCAAGATGCTGGCGTTAACGTAGCATTTTATCTAGCATCGATTCTAGGTCTGACAGTGAATACTTAGGTTCTAAGCGAGAGATGGCGAGATCGACTAGCTCGCTACCTACCGCTCGTCTGAGAGTATCGATTCGTTCTATAGTCTGCTGGTTATCCACAAAACCTAGATTGCTTGCTGAATTGTCGTCAATCACTGGTTTAAGTGACAATTTACGTTTTTTCATAGTTTGGCCTTTAGGTTGTTGATTTAATTGGGTTTTTTGCTGCTGCTCTATCATGTAAGGTGCTGGCTCTTGAGTGACAGCGACAATATCAGACACTGGTAGATCATTGAATATCACTTGTCTGGTTTGCGCTCGCTCGCCTGGGAAACCTTTATACAAAACCCTTAGATAACCCTTGCGGGTTAGTCCCTGGGTTAGTCGCGTCATCCTGCTGATACTGATTCCCAGGT